CTCGTAAAATTGATTTGCGATACCTATAACCACCAGCAGATTCTGGACGATGTGCATCACCTTCTTGAGTAACTCGCACTTGGAATGAATCTGATTCACCATCAGTCAAAAACATAGTAGTCATTTTTTCAATACCATGCTTTGTTTTAAATGCACTCACTAATTGATTAGCATATTGAATGCATGTATTCAATGGAGTGCTATGCAAATGATTCCAAGGGTTGACGTAATAGTTAACCATATCACCGTCCCAAGCTGCAGATAGATTCCACAACATTTTGAAACCTTCTTGATATTCAGTGCGAGACATACGTGATGACATTAAGTTCATCAAATTAAACTTTTGTGGAATTACTTCACAATCAGAAAAGTCTTTATAGTTATGCTCAGTGTCATACTTATCATTGTCATACTTAACTTTAGTAGTGAAGGCATACACTTCATAAGGAATGTTTACCATCTTACAGAATGTAGTTAAGTTTAGCACTTGGCGAATAGTTGAACCAATGTTATCTTGCATAGAACCAGAGAAGTCGATGAACATCATCATACCATGATTCTTATAATTTGCTAAGCGAGTAGACTTAAGGAAGATGTCCTCAGAGTACTTGTAAGCGTGTAGCTTATTAGTATTAATTAAGCCTGTCTTATGAACACTTGAGCGTGAGTATTGATATGCTGCTTTACGAAGTTCGAACTCCTTAGCCATGTAAGCACCAGCAAGCTCAGTTTCATTTTTAAACTTTTTAAACTTTTCTAAATTTTTCTCAAGACCGAGTTCAATTAATTCAACGCCATAAGTGCTAAGACGAGCAGGACTAATATCAGCTTTCCATTGTTTATAATATTCTTTATAATCAATAACAATATCTTTTTCTTTAATAGAGTTTAAGGTGTAAACCATAATACCTTTAAGCTCATCAGTAGATGTTAAAGATTCTTCCATTGCACGGAATGCTTTATCAGTTACAGAATCAAGGAATTCTTCGTCTCCATCTTTCTTTTTAGGTGCTGGCTTATCAATACCTTCAGCTGAGTCAAGTTCTTTTTGCTCTACATCATCAGGTTTAGTTTGACCTTCACGTTGATTACCATCAACCTCTTCAGATCCTTCTTCAGTCTTTTCTTCTACTTCTTCACCTTCACCTTTAGGTGGTTCTTCACTTGGATCTGGTTTATCATAATCATCAGCACTACCTTCATCACCTTGCTCAGGTGGTAATTCCGGCATATCAAGCGTAGGGATATTAGGCATTTCTTTTTGCTTTGATTCTTTCATCAAAGATTTTTGATATGCATAAATTTCTTTAGCAAGTGCTACTACATCTTCGAATGATTCAGTTTGAAACGAACGAGCATAGAAGTCTTGCTCAACTGAGTTTACAAACTCGCACTCTACAAACTCGCCTAACTTAGTTTTTAAGTTGATGCGATCAATTACAATAAGGTTTTGAATGTCTTGGACTTTAGATAGACCAAAGAAGTCTTCTTCAGCAAGTTGCTTATATGCTTTCTTAAATTGAAAGCGAAGTCCTGGATATTTGTCTTGTACTTTGCGTTCAATACGAACGTCTTCCAAGACATTAAGGTATGCTTTAGGAGCACCGAGAATATCGTCTACAGCATCATGCCAACCTTTGGCAGGTGTGTATAGTGCATGGCCAACTTCGTGGCCAGTCAATAAATCGTAAACAGCTTTACCGCGATCTTTCCAGACTGGAAGTGCGAGTGTACGTTGCTCTGGATTAAACCAGGCAGTACGATAGTTACCGTGGATAACGTTGATGTTTTCTTGAGCGAGCAATCTAGCTAATGTAGATTGCTGGCCAAGATTTACTGAAATAGGTTTTTGCATTTGGACACCATTTTGTAATATATGTATAAATTATATCACATGTAATGCCCGTTGTACAGGGTTAATGCAAGCCCTTATTTTCTATAGGTTTTTTTCTTTGCTTTCTTTAAAGCAAGGGCTTTCTTTAGCGGGCTTGCATGATCAAGGAAATTCTTACCTTCCATGTGATCATACTCATGTTGAATGATGCGTGCAGTTAAACCACCAAAGTCCTGTTCTTTAGTTTCGCCATCAACAGTTTCATATCTAATAGTGATATTCATTGGACGCTTAAGTGAAACAAATACGCCAGGATAAGTTAAGCAACCTTCATCAAGCATGTTTGTGTTTTCAGAGTACTTAATAATCTCTGGATTAAAGAATACTTCTTTATAGTCACCAGCTGTAACGCAGAATGCACGTTTCTCAATACCAACTTGATTAGCTGAGATACCTAAGCCTCTCATAGCTAATGAGTACTGCACTAAGTCTTCTGCTAATTTAGTACGTTGTTCTTGTGTAAACTCAGTTTTAGGAAGTGGTTTACGAAGCATCTCGTGATCTGGGTGAAGTAAGCCGCCTGGAATCATAATCATTTAATCCTTGAAAAATTTCGTTCTTTAATAAATTCAATCTTGTTTCTAAACTTAGAATCAAGTACATCGCCTTTGTGTGAGATAATAAACACATTAGTATCATTAGTCACTGTGTTTAAAATCTTCATTAAGTTATCAATACCATCGTTATCCAAAGATGAATCAAATGTTTCATCAAGGATTAGAAGATTTGTGTTAGCCGAGTTCTTCATCTTAGCAATTTGACGCCATGTGAAGAGTAAGCTTAAATCGATACGTTGTTTCTCGCCTTCAGAGAATGAAGCATATGTAAACTCATCTCTATATCTACTCTTGATTGTTTCATTGAACGATTCGTCAAGGTTAAACAATACAAAGAAGTCAAGTGTTTGTAAGTATTGATTAACAAGTTTATTGATAACCGGAAGGTATTGCTTAACGATCTTGGTTTTAATACCAGTGTCTTTAAGCATTTCACTTGCTAAGTAGTTATAATTTTGTGAATCAATATAACCAAGTTTTAATTCAGCCAATCTTTCTTTCTCTGTTTGAAGAGTTTTAAGATCTGCAATTGCTGAGCCAACATCACCTTCAGTTCCTTCAATCTTTAAGATCTCAGTCTCAAGTTTATCAATAGTCTTTTGAAGTTGAGTAATAGATGCATTGTTTGCAACAATGTCAAGTTGTGCTGATTGGAATGTTTCAATCTCTTCAAGCAAAGTAGACTCTACAGTCTCAATAGTCATCAATTCTTCTTGAAGTTTTTCAATACCTTGTTGAATCTCAGTAATTTTACTATCACAAGTATGAACATGCTTTTGACGTGTTTCATCATTAATTTCTTGTGAACATGTAGGGCAAGAAGTATTGTTTACAAAGAATGCTCGATTGTCTTCTAAAGATTGAAGGTTAGTCTCAATCTTATTACCTAGTTGATTAAGTTTATTCTTCTTTGTTTCAATTGAACGTAATGATTTTTGTTTATCAACTAATAATTGTAATTGTGTAGATAACTGTGAATTGAGTTCTTGTAAATCTTTAATAGAAGCTTGGTGTTGAAGTACTTCAGCTTGTTTATCGCGAACTTGATCTTTAGCCAATGCTTCTACATCAGTGATATATTTGTTTTGAAGTTTAACCTTCTCTGAAATAATCTCGAGTTGATTATTAGAGTCATTGACAAGTTCTTTAACTCGTGCAATCTTTTCTTTCAACAATTGATTCATACGTGAGAATACTTGGATGTCAAGTAGTTCCTCAATAATGTTTCTACGTTGGTGAGATGGTAATTGCATGAATGGTGTAAATGAAGCAGAGCCAATAACCACAATCTGATGGAATGATTTATGATTCAACTTCAACACGTTTTGCTCGAGGTATTCTTGATAGTCACGTGTATTAGATGCTTGATTAATTAGACTACCATTCTGATAGATTTCAAATGTATTTGGTTTAATGCCACGTACAATCTTAAACTCAGTATTGCCTACATCAAACTCTACCTCTACAACACAATTCTTATTATTAATTGAGTTGAGCAATTGAGGTTTAGTAATGTTACGATATGGTTTACCAAACAAACCAAATGATAGTGCATCAAGAAGTGTAGACTTACCTGCACCATTCTGACCTACAATCAGAGTGCTATCATTACGATTTAATTGTACATTTGTAAATGCATCACCTGTTGAAAGAAAATTCTTCCAACGTACATTCTTAAATTCAATTCTCATACTAGTTGTGTATTCTGAGCTTCTACGTATAAGCTACGTAATAGTGTTTTAAGTTTCTCTTTGTCTGCTTCAGTTTCAACAGCTTCAACATAAGAGTCTAATAGTACTTGTGTATCATCTAATTGGATCTCATCATCTTCAACGTTCTCACCTAAGAATTCTTCAAATGATTCTGCAATCTTAAGTTCATGAATTGGACGTTGTTGGATTCGATCAATAAATCTATCAAATGAAAAGTAATCAGTTTTCTTTTCAACGATCACTTTAACAAATTGACTATCCAATGCTGTTACATCATATCCATTATAATCCATTTTTTCATCGTTGTACACAACCTTTGTATGAAGTGTATGCGGATTCAATACAGGAGTTATTTGACGAGTGTCAGTATCAAGAATATGGAAATACTTTGGATCGTCACAATCGCCCCAAGTAAATTCCATCTGTGATCCAAGATAGTGAACGTTTTCTTTAGAAGACTTTGTGTGGAAGTGACCAGATAGAACTAATTCAAATCGCTTAAAGTCTGCGGTGTCCATGCCATGTGGATTTGGAATACCTTTGTACATTTCAAATCCAGAGAATTCAAAATGACCTGCAACAATATTAGCACTACAGTTCCTAATGTATTCCATTGTAGATGCATAGTTACCTACGTTAATCCAAGGGATTACTGCAACATTAAGAGTATCATACTCAATGATTGTTGGATCCATGTGAATCTTTACAACATCAATGTAATGACCCATTAGTTCTTTTAATGAGCAGAGTTCATTAGTGTTCTTATAGAATACATCATGATTGCCTGGAATAATATCCATAACAATATCATGTTCACGTAACTTTTCTAAGAAGATCTTACGATTATGTTCTAATGCTTTAAAGTTAACATACTTACGATGCTCATAGTAATCACCTAGATGTAAGATGTTAGTGATATTGTTTTCAATTAGATACGGGAAGAATACATCATTATAGAATTTTTCTTGATACTGCATGAAAACGTCTGATGAATTACGAGCTCCGCAATGTGTATCATTAAGAATCGCAATTTTCAAGAATAAACTCCTCAACTAATTCATCAGTCATAAACAATTCTAAAGATTTATTTTTCTTCTCAGCTTTGACAAACTCTTTAATCTTAACGTCTTTATCTTTTACTCGTGAGATACGCTCTCTTAAAGAATCAATAAATGCTTGCTCTGAATGAGTATCATCACCTTGAATATTAGCAATGAATTCTTCAACACCACTTTGTTCAATAAACTTAAATTTAATATCTTGTTGTTTCTTTTCTTTCTCAATACGTCTTAAGAAAGCAAAATAGCAAATCTGAGTGAAGTAGGCAAAAGCATTTGGTGTACCTGTTCGAGTTACAGCGTTTGGATTATAGTTATTGATTGCTCGTAAGCAATTCTCTACTGCATCCATTACCATCTCTTCACGATACGTGTATCTAATAAAGTTGACTTTGTGCGACAAGCCTTCGGCAATCTTAAGAAAGCATTCCGCGATATAGGTTGGTACGATTGGGATTGGTTGTTCAGATTCCTTAGCAGCAGTAACACGATTTACGTATTCTACGATGGCTTCTCCGAACTTCTTGTTGTCCACATAATGAGGACGAGCCTTGGGTTCCATTCACTTCACTCCGATGTTAAAACGTTGTACATGATATATTATAACACATAATGCAGAAAAAGAACAGGTTTATTTTAAAAATATTTT